TATCTCGCCTCTGTATCCTACAACTATTCTTTTTTCCATTTTATCGAACCTCTCATTATATTTTCACATGTTTTTACATTTCGATATGCCTGTTTAGCGTTATCGTAACCATCAAAGAATGCACGTAGTTCTGCTCGCAGTGCATCATCGTTGCTCCGTTCACCATAGCAAGGATTTTTATCTACATTGTTGTATACACTTAATGATTTGTTAAGTAGGTCTATATGATAATAATATGTATCTGTTGTAATTCGTATCTCTCTTGTGACATGCTTTGATTTTCTATCTACTTGATGTGTAACAGGTATCCCGTTATAGTCCATAAGTGCCTGTGCAAAATGTTTCCCCTTTACTATTGAATGAATATGACGTGGTACTTTATCATATTTTAAAATGTAACATACGTTATCTATATCGTGAATCATTACATCACTTATTATATTTGATGTTGCTTCTGGTGCATACCCTCTACGAATAGTTGTTATATCTTTGATAGTAATAGGATTGAGAATCATGTTTTTCATCACAGGATTAAATCGTTCAATGTGTCCTACCATAAGTTGTACTCTATTGTGTTGTGCCAGTTTCATCAGTTCGTATGCTTGTGATGATGTTTCACACATTGGTTTTTCAATAAGTACTTTAATGTTACCCTTACAGTTTATAAAATACTTAGCAATTTCATAATGTGTAAGGGTAGGGGTTGCAATTATTACTGCATCAATATCTTGTGATCTAAGGTGTTTTTTGTAATCACTAATACCATATCCTTCACGCTTAGTATCGCATAGCAATACACTATGTCCAAGGTTTTCACATGCTTTGACATGATAATTACCCATCTTTCCTTCTGAACCAATCACTATAACTTTCATTTTAACAACTCCTTATATGCATCAAGCATTCGCTTTGAATCTGCACCCCAGTTGTATCCTTTCTTTGCTGCTTTAAGTGCATTCTTACCATACTCCATACGAAGCTTCGGCTCTTGTAATAGATACTCTAGTCCAACACGTAAACCAGCTTTACAGTGTGCGATAGATAGTCCACAGTTGTTGTCTACTGTTATTTTACCTGCATAGCTACCGTTGGATGTGATAATTGGTCTACCTGCAACCATCGCTTCAAGCTGCTTATTGGCAACAGCACGACCATTATTGTACTGTGTAGGGTCTAACATACACAGTACGACATCACACTGTCTTGTCATTGGAACAACAGATAAACAATGAACTTGACCTATAAACTCTGAGTGTTTCACTGTTTTACACTTAGCTAAAACTTCATGGTAATACGGGTCACTCTGCGGACATCCACCTATGTAAAATTTTACACGACCATTCATTTTTTCTATGACATCAATCGCTTCACTTATGAATCTAGTTTGTGCGATTGTACCGAGAAATAATAGGTTGATTGGTTCTGCATCATTATCCCATTGTTTATACTTTTTATAAATCAATGGTCTACTGTTCATAACAACAGATATCGGTGTATCGGACATATTTCTGCACCAATCGTGTGTTATATCTTCCATTATAAGAATCCAATCTGCATACTTCTGCATGTATTTTTCTTTTTTTAGATAGTAACCTAAGACAACTGAACTGTATCCACGACCAGCCATGTGTGCGTACATTTCTCTCATGTCGTACATTAGTTTGCATCCGTATTTCCTTTTTATTTTTGCAGCGAGTGGCATGGTGTCAAGATTATGTGCATGTACTACATCAATCTTTGATATATTGTTCTTTATGAATGTGTACATTAAGTTCATGGTCAAAACATTTCTAAGTGGTGCAAGTGGTTTTAACTTTACAAACGCACCCATTGTTTTTGATATTAAATCATCTTCTGATTCGTGATAGTGTGTCACATCATCTCCATGTAACAGCCATATATTTAATCCCTGCTCATACCGAATAAACACTTGATAGACATCATAACCAGCATCCTCTAATGTTTTCTTTTGAAGAGCCATTCTTAAATCATAGCTAGGTTTATCATTATTTCTAATCATTAGTACTGTTTTCATTATTCATCACTAAAAAACCCAACTATTTCGTCTTAGATATTTTGCAGGGTTTCCAGCCCATATTTCATGGTGCTCGATATTTTTTACCACAACACTATTCATTCCTATCAAGTTACCGTTACCTATTGTTATCAGTGGTCGTATACCAACACCAATTCCAATGAAGTTGTTTTTCCCAATAACAACCTCACCACCGATTACTGTGCCTGCAACGACAAGTGTGTTTTCTCCAATGATTACATCATGTGCAACGTGAACTAGGTTGTCTATCTTAACACCCTTTTTGATGATTGTGTCACCGTATAATCCCTTGTCTATGCATACATTGCTATGTATCTCAACATTGTCCTCTATGATGACCGTTCCTTTATGTTTTTTTAAGTGTGGAGTTCCATTATCACCTCTACGATAGTTGAAACCATCATATCCTATTGAACAGTTTGGACCTATTGTTACATTGTTTCCAATGCGTACATCAGGATGCACACTAGCGGTTTGATGAATCCTATAGCCTTCTTGACCCATTCTTATTTTTAATTCTTTTTCAGTGTATTTCATTTACATCACTCCATAGTTTAAAGTTCATTAGTCTATTCTTAAATTGCACCCCACTTGTTGTATACCGTTGTGCATCTGTTAATAAATCTAAACCAACATTTGTTTTCAACATTGATAACCCACGAACAAAATCAGGAAGTGTTTTAATATAATCAGTGAAGTTTACTTTGATATAGTGTCTAGAGTTACTGGGGTCGCTAAAACGCCACTTGGGTAAACATTTTTTGGTCAGTTTAGACCAATACACATGAGTGGGGAAGGGTAATGCAAGCGGTAGGATACCCCATGAAGCATAGGGTAATAACAATAATTTTTTGTCTATTTTTTTAAGCACCCTCTGTGCTAATAGTATATTGCCTCTATCCCTAATTGGGATGTTACATACTGCATTAACAAGTTTCTGATTGATGGGTGATTTACATGTTATCCCCCAACTTCGTGTTGCTGCAACATCTAGTGATAAACGCATATTGGTGTGCATTAAAGATGCTTCCGCAATAGTTTTATCATAATATTCAGATATGTAGTGCTGTAAAGCCATCTTTGAGTTTACACAACAAGGTAGAAAATAATCAAATCTATCTAATAGTTGTCTCCAATTTTTTTCTATGCATCCATTAGGGTAGAAGTAGACACTAAATACGTAATGACCAAAGTCTCCGTTTAATACTAGGTCAAACTGTTTAAGAAAGTTACGACAATAATACTGCATAGCTAAACTATGATGCGGTCTAAGCCCGTGGTTTGCTTTCATCACAGCGTATGAAGTTTCTTTGTTGAATGCATTTTTTGTATCGAATTGAGTGATAGGTATCCTTAACATTTTTGCAATAAGTCTAGCAACACGCACATCCATACACTTTTCACCGTCACCGTATACAACAGCAGAAAAATCAATACCATATTTGTTGAGGACTGCTGCAATCAACCTTGAATCCTTGCCACCACTTAGCTCCAATACGATGTTCTTTTTTCCTTTACATGCATCCAGTATACCATTTTCAAGTGTTTTTACTACTTCATTGAGAGATGCTTTACCAGTTACACCGTTGTATTTGAGTGGCTCAATGTCTAAATACTTTTTACCCTTAATGAAAGTCTTATGGTTCAGTGTTATACCTAGTGTGAAGTACTCTTCGATTGCTTTTATGTCAAGTTCAGTCATTCAACATCGCCATTCTCCTCAATTTTCTTATTTTCATATAGTCCGAGTTGTCTGCGATATACTTCTAGCTTGCAGCACTCTAACTCTGCAATAAATCTACTCCAATCTCCATATGATTTACATGTGTGTTTAGCTACCTTGAATAGTATATAGTTCAGCGTTCCTTTGCAGCCAAGTACACGTAGCACGTTCATAATTGCATATACTGCACCATCTGCAAACCTTCTATGTTTATCTGGAATGTATGGCATCTATACACCCAACCTTTTTTTCAACCGTTCAAGTTTCTGGTCTTTCATTTTATCAAATGGTTGCTCTTTGAATATTTGTCGCAACTGTTCACACATGATCTCAACGTCAACAACTTCATATGCAATAAGCATCTCACACATAGCTTGTTGCTTCTTATTGTGTGCACGTTTTGCTTTTTGGATTGATTTAATTAGTTCCGATGCCTCTTCTACTACCATATCTAATTGAGCCAAAACTCCCCACGACTTAATTGCCTTTTTATATAAATTAACACGTTCCATATTATTCATGTAATCCCTCACTGGGTATTAAGTCGCAACCGCACATTCTGCATTTTCTGTAGTCATTCATTCTTTCACTCCAAATTCTTTTTTAATATACATCTCAAGTTCTTTCAGTGTCCTAAATCTTTTTGTTGCAAATTTTTTAATCCAAGGATGATTATAGTACTTTCGTGTTAGTACATATACTGGTAATCTTAGTATGTGTGATGCATAGAATATCTCCATCAGTGTACCAACACGCACATCATTAGCTAGTGCAATAACACCATCAGATTTTCTAATCTTTTCAAGGTCATCGTCTACAATACTATTTTCATTCCTATTCGATAGATAAGCGTTTTGTTCGGTTGAATTGTCTTTATATCCATCAAGTATGTGCATTTCCATTGCTCTATGTGGATTGTCATAAAAAGGATTATCAAGTATTATATTATACTTTGCTTCGATTTTTAACTCCCACTTACGTCTTAGTTTACGAGTTAGGAAGTTGTGTGCCAGGTAGTATATTTTCATTCTTTATCCCACCTTGCATCTTCTGGATTATCCCATAGTTCATCAAGTACTGTTATCTCTACGTGTGTTTTATTTCTATACTTCCACAACCAGTACAGTATCGGCATGATAACTATGCCTTCTGCTACTATCACAAGCAGTGAAAAATGTAGTCCTGTGAGGGCAAAGCATGCACCTGTAGCAAGTACTGCTATTAGTTTACTTAAATAGGCATGGTAGCTTAATCCAATCAGTTTTCCCGTAATTTTTATTTTATAAAATTGTTTCAATTCTGCAAAAAGGAAAAGTAGCATTCCAAATGTACCAGCTAAATCCGCAATTATTGCTAACATCTTTCTATCTCCTTATGACATCTATTACATAATAATATGCATTTATTTAATTCTGTTATAATTCTATTATCTTTTAATCCTAATCCTCTTATATTAACTTGAAACTTTTTATCTTCTGGGTTTACATGATGAAAATCTAAACATGCATTGCATTTGTTATATCCGCAAATAGCACAACCATTTATTTTTAGATGTGCCATAATTTTTTGTGCTTCTTTATAACGTTTTTTATTGTGTTTACGTGACATTTCTAAATAATGTTTGTTATATTCAATAAGATGTTCATCAGTATAACTTTTATTTTTATTTCCATTATTCATAGGTAACGCCATCCTGCATCTGGTAGAACAGTCAAAATTCTTTTATATCCTTTCGATATTAAAGTACAAGCATAGTAGTTTGCACCCGATGATATGCCGACATCAATTCCGTATGTTTGTCTAAGCCATCGTGCAGTTCGCCTTGCCCTTATACCTGAAACATATATTGTGTCTCCTATATCTTTCGGGACAAGTGGAAGAGCTACACCGTCAGCGATACCATCAATTTTATCTGTACCAAGCGGTTTGACCATATAGACATCTGCATCAGGAAATATATTATGAAGTCCTACGATTGTGCCACCTGTACCAACACCTGCTACTATGGCATCTGGTGAGTAATAAAATTCACACCAATGAGTATTGTTTATTGCTTTGTTATATTGATACCATGCTTCTTCAGCCATTTTCTCCATTGCCTTCACATTATATGAATTGCTAAACTGGTCTAAGTAAAATGCATCAGCATGAGATTTATCATACTCTTGTGCCTTCTGCATTGCACGTTTCATACTATAACACATTATGACAGTAGCACCGTATGATTTCATAAGTTTAAGCTTAATTGGTGCTACATCAGGTGATACATATATCACTGATTTGCAGTTGAGTGCGGATGCAATCATTGCTATTGAAGTACCAGTGTTGCCAGTGCTAGCTTCCACAAACGTGAATCCAGATGGGTCATCAAAGTGTCCAACAAGTTGCATTATCATTTCTTTTGCTGTTCTATCCTTAATGCTACCGCTTGGGTTAAAGGATTCAACCTTAAAGTAAATATTTTCAATATTCATTAAAGGGGTGTTCCCGATATAATCAAGAATATTAATATTAATCACCATCCATAGTATGTATTTCTCCGTGGCAATTACAACACAATAATATGCATTTATTTAGTTCAGTTGTAATCACACTATTCTTTCTATTTAAAATTCGTTGTGCAACTTCTAATTGTTTATCCTCTGGATTAACATGATGAAACATTAATGACCTATCGCATTTGTTATATCCACATATTGCACAACCATTGATTTTTAAGTTATGCATTATTTTTTGTCGCATACAATGTTCCTCTTTATACCGTATTTTGTAACGTAGTTTGTGATATGTGAGCAATTTTTTCTTATTTTTCTTATAATATTCTTTTTGATATTGTCGTATTTTTTCATAGTGTGCTAGATAGTACTTGTGTTTGTAATCTTTTCTGTTCATTATTTCAACTCCTTTACGTAGTGCAGATCGTGACCGTAAGTAAACTCATTCACCCATGCACCGCAGTCACAAATAAATCCTAATACAGGATGTGGTATTGCCTCTGGTAATATGTTTATCTTTTTGTTGAGTTTCTTGCAAAAAATAAATCCTGCGTATTGTTTTCTCATAAAATAAAATTAGGGGATGAACCCTGAAATTATTATCTATCAACTTCGATTTTATATGTGTAAGATTCGCCACGTTTTCCTTTTGCCATACCTAGGAATGTGATTCGTACCTTGTCACCGATTTGAACTGGTAGTTTAACTGATTGTTTCTCTTTGAGCAGTGGTACACCGTTTTCATCTGGTATAAAGTCTCCCTTATCGTTTGTTTGTAGCTCATAGCCCATCAGTCTACGCAGATTTCCATTACCTGGTGCGATAAGCGGCTCTTCACTTTTCTTCGATTGGAACTCAAATATATAACCATACTTATCAGATGGTTTAATATCCAGTACCAAGAACTCTTCTGGTTTGTCTTGTAGTACAACATAAGAGTTTTCTTTTGCCTTTTTAATACCCCAGGCTATAAACTTGCCTGACTGTTCTTGTTCTTGATATGTCATTTTATTACCTCTAAATTATATTACGCCTCAACCCAAACTTTGCTACAGTTTGGAGATGGTCACGTAGTTCTTTCAAGTATTTTGGTTCTTTGATTATAGTAGTTGTCTTTGTACCTTTTGTTACCTTTATTGCAAGCATTGTTACATTGTTATACTCTTTCCAGAATATATCTATTTTTTGTTCTACTTCAGCCTTTTTATCTTTTACTTTATATTTTGCCATATTAACCCTCATATTGTTGAAGATATAGTGGGTGGAAAAGAAACGCCCACTACTTCAACAACTTGTCTAATTTTTGTTGGTCAGCCTCAGATAGGAACTCACGCATTCTAAGATACTCGATGCGGAGTGTTTCATTTGCCTGTTTCCAATCGGTACATTCATCAACATGTATTACAACTGATTTATATTGACCGAGTGGATAAAGAACTAAAGATTTACCTACTTTCATTTTTCATACCTCTCTTTCATTCGTGTTCTCATTGATAATCCACCTCTCTTTAATTAAAGCTTCTAATAAAATAAGATAGTTGATGGCATCACCGATCTTTTCCTCAAGTCGTTTCCTTTTTAACCATTCAATAGGATTGAGTATATTCCATATACCTATTTGTTGATTTTCCTTTTCAATCCTATCAACAATATCAAGTATGGATATGAAATGTTTTGTTGCCATACCAACGAGTGCTTTTTCTGGTGTGCAATTCTGCATATTACCAGCACGTTTGAAGTTGTGCAGTTTGTCAGATTCGGTGGAGTACTCATCACTTTTTGATGATAGCACGGTTGTTGTACGGTCAATTATTTCTTTCAATAGCTTGTCAAATACATCATGTTTCATTTTCTATCTCCACCTCTAACTATGTTGCTCATTGTATTTAAACCTTTTTTCGCTGTCAAGTATTTTTTTATATAATCTATTTATATGGCCATTGTATTGATTTATACCCCTATTATCACGTTTCCATCGTTGTTGCGTCATTTTTTCTTTTATTTCCGTAGCGTTCACATTATGCATCGAGTTACAGTGCGGACAGTTTACAATGAATACTTTTTTGTCGCCTGTAAATTTTATTGGTTCATCCCACATTATACGTTGTTGGTTGAACATAAACTGTCCGATTGTTATAATTTTTTGTTCCTTACGTGTCTCTCTTGTATCTGGAAACAGTCGCTTACATGTTAAGCAGTACATTCTATCCATTTCAGTCACCTTTCATTTTATGTACGAACCATGAAAATCCCATAACAACAACCATTAAGCATACCATAACTATGACAATATTAATATCACTGGTGTTCTTCAGTACTGGAAGTGTGACAGAGCTAAGCATGTTGTTCATTCCACCAGTTTGCAATATCAAATCCGTACTGTATTTGGTCGTGTGCCTTTTGTATTTTAGTTGGTTTGTCATCGTGGCTCATCTTGTTCATTAGTTTAACTATCTCATCATATAGTATATAGTTTTTTGAACGTCTATACATATTAATGAATCGTTGCTCTTTGCGTAACCTATCCTTTTTTGCTTTATGTAATACTTTAATGTCACCTGCATTAACCTTTGGTTTAGCTGTGTACCTACCATGTACCCAATGTCCATCCCAAAAGTTACTACTTTCTATTGCTTTTCTATTTGCTTTTGCCATATTAACTCACCCTATTCATCATCCTGTGTTGCAGTAAATGATTTTCTACGCCCAAGTACGGTATCCTCTATCTTTGAATACTCTATGAACTCCTGTATTTTGTGACACTTTGTACAGTACACCATGCCTCTACGGTCAACATGTAACTCTTTCTTGTTTTCTATCTCACATCTACATCGTGAACAGTATATTGTCTCACCGTATTTATCTATCATTTTGTCTCAATCTCCATATACATTTTACACCATAAGCATGTCCAACGCAACACGTCATTTATGAATCCGTGACACATATCCCTGTTGCATGTTGGACATTTCATAGATGTTCAATCCAGTATTTTTATCCCATTTGGATGGGAATATAAAAGTTCAGTTTGGGATGTATAGCACGTATTGTACCAGTTTCCATTCATACGTAACAGTTCTATTTTCATTCTTTTACCTTAAACCTTTTCTGCAACCGTGCCATAATTGCTGTTGCTAATTTCTCCGCATTTGCAGGGTCAACATCATAGACCTTAACCTTTGGTCTAATCTCATTACCTGCTGTTTGTGTCAACTCAACCGATGACATGCTAATACTCACATCGGTCAGTGTTGCTATTGCCTTCTTAACTTCCTCTGTTTTCGATATTTTTATTTCCTTACTCATTTTGTCTCACCTAATTATGTATTGATACAAATCCCTGCTGTAGATCTATGTAAAAACGCCTATCATGTTCAGCAGAAATTAATCCTATAGCTTCAATATCAACTTGATAGAGTATTCTCTTGTGCAAGTTTACAGAGGTAAGTGTTCTTTTTATTATCGATGTATCCCCTGAAACACGTGCCTTTATCTCTTCTATTATTTTCCTTTCTCCTTTCATTTAACTACCTTCTATTATATCTATAATTATAGATATTAATTTGTTTCGGTCACTTGTCGAAATATCTGGATATGCATCTTCTATATTATTTCCAGTTACTTCAACATAGTCCATAATAACATCTATTATCTCATCTGCTTGTTTTGTTGTTACCATGTTACTACCTTATTATATGAATCACAATACGTTATTGGTTTGTTGGGTTTAGCCCATGCTATTATTATAAACGTACTATATGGTGTCTTATTATCTAGTTCACGTAGTTTGTCACGTTCTTTCTTAGAAATCTTTGCACCATACTTACACTGAACAAGCAAAACGACATCAGCATTGGATGGACTGCTAATACCAATTAGATCAAAGGGTGACTTGCTACCTGCACTACGTACAACCAAATACCCTTTATTTTCCAGGTCCTTCTTTACCCTATATTCAAATTGTCTACCTCTGTTATAGTTTTTGTTTACCATACTATCTCCTCAATTTCCTTCTTAGTTTGTCTACCAAGTATCTTAAACTTATCAGGGTGTATTCTATGACGTACACCAAGTACATCCATCACCGTGAGTGTCTTACCTGTTACCCTAACGACCTTATGTGTACGATACTGACCGTTTTTGTCCAAGTATGTGATATGCTTACCCTTAAGTTTGTCCTTTGGTATCATTTGTCACCACCTACGCCACCAATCCAGTGTTTAAAATCCTTATATTTTTTATAGCAGATATGGTCAAAGTCGCATGATGCTTTATCGTTTTCTATGTCGTATATTATCTGATGTATGTACTCATGTGAAATTACTTGCATAAACAGTTCTGTAAACGTCATATGTTGCATTCTTGCCCTTTTTTCTATATGTCCTACATTGATATACATTTGTCTACTTTCAGTATCTATATTTCCACCTGAATTAAATGATTTAGACCATATTATTTCTATGTCTTTCATCTGTGTCTCACCCCCGATGTACGCCTCATTCTCTCTAAGTACTCTATCTCTTTAGCAAACATACCTTCAACGATGCTCACTTTGTCTCCGCATTTTTCACACCTGTACTCCGAGTTAAATCCTCTACGTGTGATAAATATGAGCAGACCATCACATCGTTTTGAGTTGTACTTTATGTGATATTGCGGACATGTTATGTTTACCTGTTGGTCACGTTCCATTTTGTTCACCTTCACGCTAACCAGTACTTCCATATGTCATCATCTCTTTGTTTTCCGTGTGTTAGATTGTCCAGATCAGTAGATGCTTCTCTACTCTCTGTGATATAAATCAAGTAGTGTAAGAACTCATGGTTTATAACGTGCAACAACAAAGTATAAAAATCAGCGTCGTAATCATCAGTGGAACAGCTTATTCTACTAAGGTTGATTCTTATTTGATGTTCGTCTAAATAACAACCACCCAAGTCGGATTCACCCCTAATTGAGTATTTTACTGCATTCATTTGCCCACCTTCTTGCTATCTTCAACAACACAGTTTGGTAATAGACATACAATCTTACCATGTGTATTTAATGTTGAATACATGCAATCCTTACATTTTAATCCTTCTATCATTTGCCCACCTTCTTTTTACCACGTTCTATTATTTTGTTTGCTGTATCTATTATCTTTTGTCCTTCAACAAGTTCATATATGCGTATTGCAACTAGAAAAATCTTTGATACGAACTTGATCTCTTCAACTTCCTCTTCACTGCTTAATAGACCTACTATATTCATTGTTTTGCCCTTAACTTATATAATTCTCGCTTCAGTTCATATAATTCTGTTGCGATAGCATTCATATCACCAGTATCGAGTAGTTCGTTTACTTCTTTCCATATTTTATCATCAGGTATTTTCACATCAGCCTTTTTATTTTCCTCAACTATTTCATTTAATGATTTCATGTTTTGTCTCCTATATTTTATAAAACACTTATTACAGTACCATTTCATACCAATTCTATGAATCCTCATTAAATACTGTAAATCTGCATGACAAACACTGCAATTTGTTACTTTGTTCATGCTTGGATATTTGTCTAGCATTTGTTCTTTAAAGGTTTTGTCTTGTGCCATTCTATCTACCTATCTATTTGTCGTTACTACTATTTATACTTTTGGTGCAATTTTGTCAGTTTGACGTTATTCCACTCTCTCCGCACTAACAACAACTGGTAATCTGTTCAACATGTGTACTGTTTCTTCAATCTCACTTTGCCAGGCATGGTCACTGAATGTTATTTCTACTTTTATTGTTTTCATTTGTCCACCTACGTTAAATCGTTAACACTGAATATGATTATTTCGTCAGGTATACCGTATTTGTTCTTCTTTTTGTGGTCACGTTCCCTACCAGCTTCTAGCATTTTGTCCTCTGCTGTGTACTCATCGTATTTTGTCATACTATTTTCCCCATTCATGTTCGTTTACGGGATTATATTCCATTGCATATTTTCCGTTTTTGTATATTTTAATGGCGATGGCACATCCACAACTGCAATCAATAGGATAGATTGTATGCTCATCTATCGCTATCTCACTGTTGCAATTAGGACACCGTATTATTTTAAATGATTTACCTGCCTTACCAAGTTTTACTTCTGTGGTAGAAATGATTATGTCTGTTTTGTTTTTCATTTTATCCACCATAATAAGCTTCTAAGTCCTTTGCTATATTATCCCAATCTTTACACGTTTTTCTATCTTCTGTGTTATATAACAGCTTGTGCATGTATTCGTGTGTTATTGCAATACATACTTCTTTAATTATATTTGATGAAAAGTATTTTCCAATATCGCCAAGATTAATATACATCCTATTTGTACTATATCTATATATACCACAATATCCAATAGCACAATGTGACTTTTTAACACTGTCTTGTATATCAAGATGTTCTAAGTGTATCGAACCAAACAATTTATCCTTATTCATTTTGTCCACCTATTTAGGTTTGTTTGTTCAAAGTATGCTTTAAGATAGTAGCTAAAATCATGTGACTTAGGTATGTGTTTATACATTAATAACTACCCCTGTACTACTGTTATAGACAGCTTTTTGATTATACTTCTTAGCTATCTTTAAAGCATATGATCTACTCTTGTACACTTTATTCAACTCAATATAATATGTGTTTGTATCTGTATCCATCCATCCACCTATAATACACTTATTCGGTATTTCAACAGAATAAAAGTTTTTATGGTGCCCTATATTAATAACTATTAATGTTTTATAGCTTACCACATAAGGTTTACTTGTATTATTGTACTGTGTTATTGTATCGTTGTTAACTTCTACTGTAAAACCTTCTTTAAATATTTTAGATAGTTGTATAAGCTTATTTATCATCCAATACACTCCTTTTATTGCATATGATTTTACACTCTTTTAAATCATGTGTGTTGATATGATAGTCTTTAAAGAACTCCTGTATACCGTTTGATAAAATACTATTGTACCATGTCATAGGAAAAATACTACCGTTAAACTTCTGTATATAACTAAAAACCTTCTCTTTGAGCTTATAGTTACAGAAGTTATGTTCAACTATATCGAATAACTTAGACGTCGTTAAATCGAATTGTTTTATAAGTAGTGAGTGTATAAACTCATGTGTTATGCTATCAGATAATAATGTTTCAAAATCTTTATCGTTTAACCTCTTTAGT